GAGCGTAACATCTGGAAGTGTGCTAGGACCGTTCATCATATCATATTGCGCCGAAGCATCAGGCCATACAACCTGGAAATCAGAAATTGCGCCTGAAGTGGAGTCCAACAAATCATCATCGGAACCAGGGCAATATGTTTTTATCTTGAAAGTTGCTTGCTCTGGGGTGGTAGCCGAACATGATATTTCTTGAATTTTTCCCAGCGCACTAAAGTCGCTATTAATTATTGTTGGAGAAGTGAACTGAATTTTTTCACCCAAGTATTCTGAAAATAAATCTTGAGCCACAACACACGGATCATCGGGAGCAACCGGTTCGCCGGGATCTTCAGGCTTCTCGGGATACTTGCTCATATATTCTTGCATCTTGCTGGACTTTATATCAGCCACCAAACGCCACGGAGCATTTTTATCGATCATAAAGCCGAACTGTCTTGCGGCTCCTACAAAGAATAAAAAATTAGGATCTTGTATCACGTCTTCATATTTTACTTTGTCGTCGCCATGCGCGGCATCGATCAATTCAATAATAAGCCCAGTTGATTCAGGAGAATATCTTTTAGACAATACAAAGCCCGAAGGTGTCACAGGAAATTCGGGCATCATATCCTCTAAAAACCCACTAAAGCTATTCACAAAAGTTGTGAAGCTTTTTACTTCTGATGCTCGCTGATTAACCTCTAAGAAATCTGTACCATATGATTTATATAATATGTTAGAATATTTGCGATATTGATTAGGATACGATGACCATCCGGCTTTTGGTTCTAGAGGAAGAAATTTTGTAGCTGTGATATTATACTGCCCCATGTTCGCAGCTTGATAGATATAGTCGCGAAGATCGGAATAAGCATCAGCTACAAAATTCATAGCAAAAACCTCGTCTGCATCACTCGGTAACTTCTTTAATGTGGGGGTGGTTATTGTTCCGTCGCCGACACCAATGGTCCAGCTTCCCGTAGTTATGACAGGATTATAATCTTCATCCACTTTGCCATAAAGCCCCTTTTCATACCACATATCAATCGGGCTAGAGAATCCCACAAATGAAGGATATGCAGACTTCCGATATTCAGTTCTTTCAATAAAAGCGGCTTTGGATCGTGAATCGTTTGTGGCGTCAAAACCTAATTCCTCTGGTTCGTTTTCTTCGCCCGGTCCAGAATATTGGTCTGAAATTTTTTGAGCCGACTGTTTAAAAACAGAAGAACTTTTTTTTGTTTTCTTGGTCGCCATGATTCCAATTCCTATGAGCCTTTATTTGACTCCCCCCAGGGACAAGATTGCGTTTGCCTCCTCGACCGTCATGGTCCCATCTTCAACTGCCCTTGCTGCGCGTTCTTTTTGCGCTGCTGGTGTTTCAGGCTTTGCCGTTTGGGGCTCCTTGACCGCGCCAATCGAATATAAAGGAAGGGTGCCTATGACATCAAGAGTTGTTTCAAATTTTCCTGACTCAATAACATTATTAACTTCCTTCACCATGTAGTATCCCCCAATTCCCAACTGGGATGCCCGACTGTTTACTATTTGGGGTTGTGTTGGTGCTACAGTCATTTCAGATCCCAGAGCTTGTGGATTAATGAAAAGCAACATTCCTGGCTTAAAGAGGGCGTTTCCTACCATCGTTACTTCAGCACTATAGTGGTCGCAAAACAAGAAATTTCCCTTGGCTCTGTCGATCTCATTGGCAACTTTTATCTGGCGCTGAAAAGGTAGATCTGTCCGTTTGAAATTTATTCTTTTTACCATCCCTCGGTCACGACCAATAAAAAGGTGCGGAATTCCACGCTTCTCATCTTCACCCTTCTTTCCTTTGAGTGATTGATTAAGAGTCCCACCAATATATAAAAAGTAATATTGTTCCAGAGAACTAACATCGGCATATGCGATACTACCATACCCACTAGAACGTAATTTATTTATTGGAACACGCCCTCTCACATTTATGGCTTTCCCTTTAACCTCTTTTGATCCTTGTGTCAGCCGTTTTTTGCTCATCAGCAAGCTTGAAGCTGATAGTTTTATATTTAGATCTTTTGCAGACTCATATTTTTTCATCTCTCTCAACGCTCCAACAATCAACTTTGTTGAAACCTGCTTTAAAAAGGTCAATAAATAAAGCCTAGTCGTATCACTTTTAATGATGGTTTTATAAAACCAATTTCTAAACAAAGAAAGAGAAATAGGCACATCACATAATGGTATTGAGTGTGTTTCATTTGAGGTTGGATCATATATATCCACCGTCCCTAACAAGAACTTCATCTCATCGCCATCCGTTAAGGGAACTTGAGATTTAATATCTTTGGTGGCATTATTGGTTTTTAATATTTCCAAAGCTGCTTCTACAAGATCCCCAAAATAGAAAAAAGTGAGGATATAATTAGGGTCAGCGTTGGCTGCTTGTTCGAGCTTCGCTTGTGCTTCTTGCGCGAAAGCTCGCGCATTCCCGCCCGTGATTCCCAAGAGATCCTTGGCTTTATCCAGTACGCCCTTTTCCTGGGGAGCATCATGTTTTTCGGCTTGGCTTCTGGCTTCGTTTGCTGCGCTTTGGTCAGCATCGGCGGTGACTTTCTTTTTGCTAAAGCCACCCCGGTCCAGAACCGCTTCCTTCATCTCTTTAAAACTGTCGCCAGGTTCAGCCACCTCATTGATATAATATTCTACTTGTTCTGGTGAAAGCACTATATTATAAAGGCGATCAAACCCTTTATCTATTTGACACAAGAGTCTAGAATATGCCTCCGTTCTTAAGTCTTGTTTAGCCAGTTTCAATTTTTTCTTTTGATAGTCAAGCTCCTTTTGGGTACTGGATTTCCCGTGATCGATGGCAGTCCCCAGGGGCCCGCGGATAGCCCATTCCATAATCTCGATAACTCTGGCTTTGTTCCCTTTTAAGCCGGTCTTTTGCCACGTCGTCCCTTCCCCTGGTAAATCACCGAATTTTCGCAGGGATGCTTTGTACACTTTTAGTTCATCTCCCTCCAACCTATTCCACCCCGTAAACTTCTTCTTCCTCATTTTTTCGTAGAGCCTCGAAGCAAAATTTTTATTGGAAAGTTTTTTTGCACTCTTTACATAGTCAGCCTTTGTTTTTGTGAGAGTAGCCTTATTTTGCTGATATTCGCTCTCAATAGAGGAAAAATCAATTCTCAATAAATCGGCTCTAGATGTCATTTGCTGCCCCTCAATCGCCGCTTGATATGTTAGTGTAAGTTCAATGTTACCTGCTTCGCCAATATTGATATCGTTCTTTGTGAGAGTTAGCAAAAATGCAACTTGAGTTTCCCTGAACAATGTTAGCGGATCTCTGCCCCCAAACTTTGTCTTGTCTTTTTTAAATAAAACACCACCCGGATCAGAAGGAGTGTTCCAGCCCACTACTGCTTTGATAGCAAGCTCGGTAGGATCAATCCTCCGTTCGCCTCCGCTTAAAATTCTAGCAACATCAGCTTTTTGTAACTTCTTATCCTTGCCGCGAGTCAGATTTGGTGGCATCAAAAGATCAGCAAACTTTAATCCATTTGGACGAGTATGAAAAATTCCATCAAAGTTAGAAAACTTTAGCTTCAACGAAGCCTCAAAGGATAGTCCACTATTCGATTGATCGGTTCCCATGTCTTTCCAGGTAAAACTTATCAATGCCGCATCCAATCCCCTTCCACGACCAGTTTCCTCAGTCAAAGATGCCACGCTTGTAAAATCATCAAACTCAAATCTCTTTTGAGTTCTCTTCCTAGTTTTAGGATCTTGAAGCACTTTATATATGGCTACCTTCGGAACCAATAATGCCATTTGTGCGGGTGTCAAGTTTTTAAGAACATTGGAGTTCCCTTTTAGCAGGAGACTATTCATCACGGCGGCTGATCGACCTTCAAGTTGAATAAAGTTTTCATAAGGAAAGCCGGTATTCCTTATGGTCTTATCCCAAAAATCTAACAAAAAAGTTTGTTCGTTAAATTGTGCTTGTGGTTCATCAGCCACGAATTATTGCTCCCACAAAGCCAACGCAGATTCTAACGGTGTGGGAATTTCTAGGGACCATCCGAGTTTGACGTTGGCTTCAGTTGGCATCCTATTATACCAAGCTATAACCCACCATAGTTGAGGATCTCCATAAAATTTGTGAGCTAATTTATAAAAACGATCACCTTGGGACCAAATGTGAGGGATACTTCCGATGCTATTAATTTGATCTGCTGTGGGATATTTAAATTCTGGTGTAGAATATTGATCGATAAACTCTACATTCCTCTCTTTGAGAATTTTAGAATATGTTGGGCTACTATTGGTTATGAAGCTCCTATTGAAATATCTGGAAGTCATATTTATTTCTTATCCTGTGATTAAAAAGTGCTTCGCCATCGAGCCGCCGCTGCCGAGCGCCGACGTGCCAGATCTTGCGCCACCTGATTTTTTTACGTTTTTAGAATAAGTTTTTCTTTGAAGCGCGTGTCGTCGCAGACGATTCTTATCTTGCCAACTAATTGGATCATCCTCAAACTTTTCCTTGTCCCTAAGAAGATCTTGTTTGATTGCTTCGGCTCTTACATCAATTGGTACTTCGGTAGTTTGGATTTCAGATACAACGCTGCTGAAGGCGTCAGTATCGTCAAGGTTGAGAGAAGCATCGTTGGCGACTCCTCCAATATAAGGAAATAAGCCAGCGCGAGGTGCAAGCCCGGATTCTGTTTCCGCCCATCCCATGGCGTGATTATGTAAGACGGTAAAACTAAATGAAACATTAAGCTTCTTGGGATACAAGAACAATTGGTTCTCTGCACCATCATCAAATACCCCAGCATCCAAATCGGGAGCAAAAGTAAATCCATTAATCGTTCCCATCAAGCCTGTTTGTGCGGCGCGTTGTGAGTTTAAGCCCTTTGCATCCGTTGACCAATTCATAAATTGTATTCTGCAAAATGGGCTACTACTTATCAAGCCATCGGCATCATAAGCGGGATAAAGAAATTGAGCCAAAGATGAAACTTTCTGTAAATTTGTTACGGCTTCGGGCTGGCTCGAAGCAACGACATCAAACCCCATAGACATCACACGACTTGTATTTTGATAAGTTTGAAGGGGGTCCATTCTTCCATACGCTTGTTCTGAAGTCCAATTAGAAGTATAAGCATCCTCAAACTGCGTCATCATCGCTTTGAAGATGACCGAATATTTACTGGGAATATGATAGATCTCGACTGTCTGACCGGCGTTTGCTAATTCTGCGCTCCCATCAATTGCGTCTATATATCCTGTTTTATCTGCCATCTTTTATCCCCCTATGCCAATCTCAGATCTAATCTTTGATCCACTAACTTAATTATAGTGCTGGCAAACTTATCCTCTCCTATTTTCAAAACAACTTCGGTAGTTGGTTGATTGGAGGATGCGTGAGACATATTTCTATTTCCATAGTTAAAGTTGCTTGCCGCCGATTGTGCTCCCCCTGTCGTAGCCGCCGCATTATTGACTGGCGTGACTGCTTGCGCTAACTGTGCTGCTTTAACAACAACTTCCACACCGGCTGAATTTGCAGCATCTATCACATCCTTCATCCCTTTCATAGATGCAGTAAAGTTAATAGAATTATCTGCGGTGGTTTGCGAGATTGCTGTACCCAATTCTGCTAGTGCTGCGAGCTTTTCTGTTTCGACAAAACTAAGAGCCAAGACCAATTCGCCAACACCCGTGGCTATTAAGCTACATGCCCTGGCAATACCTTCCGATACTGCTTGAAAAGGATCTAGCGCAGTGGCAATTTGCCCCATCCCAGATAAGACATCAGTCATCGAGGAACCAGCATCCTTGAGGGTTCCGGCGAGATTAGCAAACGAATTCACCATAAATCCGATGCCCGCCGCCGCAGCTCCAATTCCTGCGCCGATCATTAAAATTGCTCCACCCACAGCCAGAAGCGGTCCTGCAACAAAACCAGACACAGTTCCAAGCGCACCTAAAGCCGGAATCAATAAATACAATCCCACAACAATCGCAGCAACGACACCGATAAGAATCCCTCCGTTATCCGCCATCGCTCCAATCGAGTCCGCCGCCATTGAGATGCCGAATGCTGCCAGAGCAATTGCCCCACCGATAGCTAAGATCACAAGAGCTAATCCAGCCATAGCACCGCCAGTAAAGATCGCGGCTCCGCCAACCGCAGTAAGTCCGGGTGCAGCGGCGGCTGATGAGCTTCCGATTGCTGCTTGGGCTGCTGCAAAACTCCCACTCACACCTTGTACTAATAATAAGCCACCCTGATAAACTGCCATAACCGCATTTACAGCCTTTATAGCAATTGCAACACCACCCACAACGAGAATCACCCCAGAAAGAATTTGTATCAATTCTTTATTTTCATCCATAAGTTTTGCAATCCCCGTTGCCGCCTCTGAAACTATATCAACCACGGGACCAACAGCCACGGCAAAGCTCGCCATTATTCCTTCCATCTTTTCCATAATAGGAATCGATTTTGTCACCATTTCATTTAAATCTTTTTGACCTTGCGTAACTTCAACTTGTTTCGCCCCAAAAATACCTGCGGCTAGCGCAACATTACCCTGGGTTACAATTGCGGCAATTTGTTTTCTCTCCAAACGATCCATCGCTCCCCACGATTGACCAGATGCAAGAAAGCCTTCTCGCAGCATTTCATTTTTCTTCTCAAGGGATGCTGTCGCCAACTCAGCAGCATTAACAATCGGTCCTCCCAGGACTGCGGCTAGTTTGCCCGCTGCGGTGGCGGCTGATTCCCAAGTATCAAGTGAATCCATTACACCAAGCAACGATTGCATTTCCACGCCAGCGGCTTTAGCTTGTTTTTCAAGATCAATAAACACTTCTGCTGCTCTAGCTCCAAATTGAGCAAGCTGTGGTGCAGCAGCCGCGAAGTCCGCCCCAAGTTTCTGTGGTGATATTCCAATATCTATTGTAGCCAGTTCAAGCGACAGGTCTTCGGCAGCTTTGGTTGAGAGCCCCATAGTTCTTGTCATGAATTGGAGGTTTTGAGCGAACGTTCCTGAGTCAACACCCACCTTTTCTAAGGTAGCTGCGGTGGTCGTAAGTGATTGCGCCATGTTATCGCTCAAGTTTGTAAAATCAGAAAAACCAGCGTGTAGTGCGGCTGCTGCTGCGCCAGCGTCAGCCATACTAATTCCTAGTGCTTTGTTGCTTTGACCAACATCGCCAATCATTTGATCATATTTACCACCGGCTCCGGTGGCTTTGTTAAATGATGTAACAGCTGAATCAAAAGCTTTTGCAACCATTACAGAAGATTCAAATACTTTATCAAATACGCTACCCAACATATTCGAGACTTTAAAAGTCTCTTTCATTTGCCGCGCAAATTCTTTTTGAGCATCCACATTATCTGTGATGGCATCCAGTTGTGTAGTAATGCTGCCCAATAAAGTTTCAGAATATTTTACTTGGAGCCCGATCATGGCTCCAAGATTGGTAGCTAACTTGCCGCCTTTTGCGACTTGTTCGTTATATTCTTCTTGAGCCTTTTCTCGGGCTTCAAAGCCTTTCTTCTGTATTGCAAAATTTTCGGTATTTTTTGCAACAGATTTTTCCAGATGCGCTAGTTCGCGCTGCTCTAAAGGAGTAAGCTTTTCCTTAGCGTTTACTTTTTCATAAAGAGTCTTTAAATATTCCTGTTCGAATTCAAGTTTATCTTGTGCATATTTAAGCTCTGATGCTGCTCGGTCGCCTTCTTCACCAGATAGTTCTGATATTTTCTCGCGAATTGTTTGAGCTTCTTTAAGCTGCTTAACGCCATCAAAGAGGCTTTTAACATTGTCTACGTTGATTTTCTTATTCGTATCTTGAAGCTTATTGATTCGCTTTTCTAGTTCAGCAATTTTTGCTTCAAGATTTTTAATGTCACCGGGCATAACCTATTCACCAATTTATAATTTTACTTAAAGGGCCATTTCAATCCAGTCTTGCGTGTAAAGGCTGTGGTTGCTTTATCCAAGTGTGCCTTATTCTTATAAGTCTTTGGATTGTTAAGACCATATTGATTCAATGAATCCATATATCTTTTTTCTTTCCCGATTGCGTTCGTGAAAGATTTGATGTCGTGGCGATTGCCTTTTAGGGAAACGGGAATAGCAGAAGATCTTCCAAACATTTGATTAAGAATCGTCTTGACTCCAAAGCCAAACATCCTCAACCAACTTTCATCCAGCTTATCACCGTTGGTAAGATCAATTACAATAGGGGCAAGTTCTTCTTCTTTTAGCTCATCCATTAGGCATATCTCCTCTTATCTAAATAGTCATTAGATAAAATAAAGGGCTTCAAGATGGCTAGCGGCTGCGGGAATTACCCATAGACTTTTCCATTTGTTCTTTTTCGTCTTCGAGTTGTTTGGCAAGTCGTCTTACATACCATTCGCGCAATTGAATTGGAAGATTATAGGCTTCGATAAAACTCCACCCACCATGATACTTTAAAACAAAAAATTGCTCATAAGTGTTCTCAACATATTCATCGTCCAGGCCAAAAAAAGTTGGCTGAAAAGGGTATATTAATTTGTGCTTCCGCGTCACAACTATCGCATGAGAAATCATGGCTAAGATCAATGTTAGGGCAAGCCTTTTCATAAACTGATCGGAGATAGGATGCATCGCGGGCGGGCATCAAATCAACAAACTTTTCAACCAACCCCCTTTCTGTTTCGCTTTCAATGGAAACAATAAACAATTTGTATTGATCTGTGAGTGAGGTTTCAGGAAGATTATGTTTCTTCCTTTTTTCAGATTGCATAAAGATCTTCTTTTCATCAGCGCCGGTCAATAGACGACACTCAACTGAAACCTTAGTAACCGGAAGTTCAACTGAAAATGTGCCATGAGATGAAACCGATGTCTCTGTTTCAAAACCATCACACCCCAGTGATTCCAAATTAAATGAATTCTCTTTCACTACACCGCAACTAGGGCAAGTAATTTTTGTCTTATACTCTGGACCAAAGCCGTTTATTCTGGCAGCAATAAGAAGGGCATTTTTATCGCCTGAATATAAATCATCTACTTTTATGCTCTCATCAATAATAATGTTTTGCAGCATTCGATCTACGGCGACGCCCTTCTTCAATAAAGATTTGGATGTTAAAATATCTGTATCCTTTGCTGTCATATAACGAATCTCAATTGATTCTTTATTGTGTAAAGGATGTTCTTCTGAATAAAATTTGCCCTTTGTTGGTAAGTCCACAAACTCTGTGGGCAAAACAAAGTCTAATATGGATTTTTTTTCTATAATTGGTGGAGCATCTGTCGCTCCGGTTTGATCGCTAGATCCGAGTCTTCCCTCGTTTCGTGACATATATACCTCTATCTGTTTATTTTAATGTGTGCTAGCTCTTTGCGCCAGTTGGTAGATTGACTTTGGTGCCACCCTTATCAAGCACCTGAATATATGCATTATCATACTTGAGTGTAATATCTATCTTTTGCATATCTTCGCTACCATAATCTAGATCTCCAAATTTTACATCTTTGATCCAGGCGTTGTTAAGTACCCAAGTTTCCATTGGGGCTCCACCCTCAGATGCGTATTGATGGATCTTGATTTGACCCAGTGCATCCAGAGAAGAAGCTTTTGAAACCGTTTTTAAATCTCCTCGCTCTGGAATGTTATATCCTGATTTCTCTAGCATTCTCATAACCTCGGCTGTTCCATTTGCGTCGGCGGGAACCAAGCAGTCGATAATAGTAAAAGTAATGTCATTCCATGTTACCCGCCCTGGATACCAGAACGTGTGATTCAAATATTTTACCTCGCTTTCTCCAACGGAAAAAGAAGGCTTTGATACCTTTTCTACCAAAAACTCATTTATGCCGGTGCTAGCGCCCTTGACGGACAAAGTGAACCTATATGAGCGTTTGGGTTGTAAATTGTTTTCTTGCCAAAATGCCATTACTTTTTATCTCCTACTGTTGTAATTAGTTCCATGTTTATATTTAGTCCTCAAATGAGGCTCCTGTGCTTGTAATTACAAAATCAATCGCAATAAATTCAATTGAACGTGCGGGCTTTAAGAATATCTTCGCATACATGATATTCCTGTCAATCAAATCAGGTGTGGTGGTCGTTTCATCGAGGATTACTTTAAAGTCCTCAAGTCCAAGACGGCTTCGAATACTATTCAAAAACGGTACAACTTGACCCGTAAACCTATCCCAAGTAGCTTGAACGTTTTGATCGAAAAGGAGTAGATTTGAAACTCTAGAAATCTCTTTCTTTACATAAATCATCAATCTACGCACGTTGATCCTGTCCAAAGCAGATGGAGTTGTTTGGAGCGTCTTTTGTCCGAATATCACAATCCCTTCAGCCGGGAAAGATGCAATTGGATTAATGTTTGCCTCATACAATAAGTCTCTTTGTTTGGATGTTAGTTTTTGTTTGACATTGACTACCGGAATTCCAGCAGAACCTTCCGTTAAGCCACCTCGGTTGAAACCGGCTGGCGCAAACCATAGTTCTGATTTTTGCTGTGCGCTTGAGAAAGTGCCAATAGCAGCCACAGATGGTGGACACCAAAAGGTTTTTCCAGTTTCGCTATCGCGAGCCTGAATCCAAGGATAGTAACAACAACCATAACTTGAGTTTAGCCCTCTTTGTTGTAGGGCAGTAGCAGCAGTCGTTACATTACCAGCGCGATCTTCTTCGGTATCATCACTTTCATCAGGGGGAATATATCCATTTTCAATATCAATGATGGCTAAGGAGTCCGCACGGTCTTCACAAGTTTTAATAATGTGTTCCGTAAGTGCCGTGTTCGTAAGCCCCGGCATCGTCATCATATTACACTCTACAACTTCTGGGTCCGAACATGTATCTACTGCCATCTTTATTGAATTGAAAGCATAGTTTGTAAGTTCGGTATCCGCGCCTGTCGTGAATTGAGAATTTCTAAATGGATTGGCTTCAGTAATATCTAATCCATTAAAGCCACCTTGAAGTGGAACAGTAAATGAATCAAAACCCGCAGCCAACACAGAATTCCAAGTATTACTTGATGTGACACTAAGAGAATTTCCTTTGGCTCTAGAACCGGATGCATAATAAGCATCCGTGGTTGAGGTCATACCAGTGGAACTCGGAATTAGAGTTTCGGTTGCCGCCGCAGATCCAGTATATCTTGTCAAATCTTCGAGAGTAAAGATATACGCTCTCTCCATACAATCTACAGTCGGAGAACCATAAGAACTGAAGTCCTCTGGAAAGGCTCTAACTAGATCTTCATAAGCCGGTTCATAGCGCGGGCTTGTTCCATTATCTGTCGAGATACCAAAGTAAGCATCTTGAGGGCTCGATAGATTTCCAGCTAAAGAACTCGGTCGAAGCGGAATCATCGGATATGCGAAAGACATTGTAGTTGCTGCAAGGGATGAAGTTTGATAACTAAGAATGACAGATTCACTGCCCGAGAACAGGTGGTCGGGTGATCCACCGGCTCCTGTTACAAACAAGTCCTTGGCAGTCGTAGTAAATGGCGCTGCACTTGCCGTGAGTGATGAAGTTACAAATCCTTGAACCTTGAATTCCTTAAATCGAATCGGACCTTCATAACCAAATGGTAAAAAGGATGTATTTGTGGTTGCATCATCAACTTGGGAATTCATCGCCACGCGGACATATTTTGATTGATTGGCGTGGTTTCCATATTCTCGATATCTTCGATCTGTGCTGTCCCAAGCGGCATATGAATCACCGATTTTCTTGGCAACATAATTATTAGATGCAGGATTGAGGTCACATAATGAATACCTCTCAACAATCTGTTTAGCATTGTCGCTATCTCGTGCCATGCGTAATTCAACCGTAAAGGTTCCGTAAGGATTATATGAGTCGTTCGATGCCTTCACATCGGTAATGGAAACTTTAAAGTTTTGTTGTTCCCATTCGCCCCCCTCTAAAGTCTCGAATTGAAAGAGCTTCTGATAATTGAAGCTGGATGTTGCACCAGCAAGATCTTGAGAAATAATCCAAGGTGACTGAGCTTTAGTGAGGCTACGATTTTGCTCGCCTTGTTCGGCTGAAGAACTAAGCATTGGAAGTAGAACACCATAAAGGGATTGTCCGTTACCATAACTAAAGCGGGCATCGTTCGCCCCGAGAGATTGGTTCAAAAACGATTCACCAAGCCAATAAACTTTTTGACCCGCTGTCGGAGTTATACCGCTATTAGTCAAAGTAGGATTAGTGTTGAATACTTTGCGAATATAGTTTTTATCGTTTTGATTAAAGTTGAAGGATATAGTTTCGGCGGGTGTTGTAGCATCGTTCGACGCACCAGAGGTCAAAATATCCATCTTGAATAAACCATTTCCGTCTTGCTTGATTACCGTACAGGTGCCAGAGATTTCAGCACTTCCCGATTGATCGAGCCCTCGCAATCGCAAAGAACCCGTAGACATATAAAAAATTGCAGCAAGTGAGCCAGTAGTAGTGTTGGTACTGGTGGTGCTGATGGTATATAGACCATAAGTTCCGCCGCCGCGACCAGTATTGCTTACTGTGCCGTCCGCCCATCCAGCAACCCCCGCATCTGTCGCATTATCGTGGGATTTTCCTAGGAGTCTTACAAATGTAACAGGATTACTATTTCGGAAATAAGCTTGTGCAGCATAACCTCCATAAGTGGGAGCCAGTCCAGTGCCTCCATTTCGCCAAACATCGTTGCCTTGTCCGCCCGCGATAGGATTACCGAAAATTTCTACAAATTCGGAATATGAGTCCAATTTTACTGGTCTAAGGGCAGGGCCCCGTTCGGCGCGACCAATAATAACTGGTCCCATGTTGTCTAGCACTTGAGGAAGTTGGGAATTGTCGATTTCCGCAACTTGTACCCCTGGGCTTACAAATTTAAATTTACTTACTGGCATTGTTTAGTCTCGCTCCTTAAAAGATAAATAATAATTATTATAACGTCTCTAATAAGTAGTTTGCAAAAAGCGTAAATACTTATTCAATTACTCAAGATCTATATTTTCCCGGCACACCTTGAACAATTCTCCATTCGGGTGAGTCTTCAAATATCACTTTTTCGCGACCGATCTTGATTTCCACCGCATTTTGCCTAATAACTTTAGAGGGTTGAGAATCGTTTTTCCCCTGTCCAACCACATAACCCAGAACCCTTATATTGATTTCAGTATTGAAAATTCGTCGGTCTTCTCCCATATCACTTACATTATTTCCTTGAGAAAAATCAGAATCCATAAATGCTTCATAATAGTGACCATCTTTCTTAATCATAAACTGATTAACTCCAAAAGTTTTAGCCATAAAGGGTTGCGAAGCCTCGTTCATTTGTTGCTGATATTCTGTCTGAATGGTTACTTTATATCCCATTTCTAAATACACAGGCATTGGGATGGAAATGTGCTCATAAACAATTTTTTTGTTTTTCTTTTTAGAGGGAAAATTAATCTGACCACCTGTCGGTTGAACAACCCCATTGACTCCATAGCGTCGGGCTGAGTCCGCATTAAGGAAGTTAGTTGTTTTCGCTTGCTGGATTTGCCGCGCAATTACAATCGAGCCTCCTTTATAATCAGGAACAGGTGGGATATTTCCAAAAAAAACTCCCTTCATTTGTAGATCTTTTTTAACTGAAACGCGCTCGACCGTAACCAGCGGGAAAGTAAGCATTCCGCTTCTCGTTCGGATTTGATTTGCCCGCTGTCCTGATCGCTCACCGGAAACCCAGATACAAGGAACCTTTTTCCATCCGTCGTTAGTGGTACAGAAAACGTTCATGGTGTCATTTATCCATTCAAACATCGCATAATCTACTGTTTCAAGAGAAGATGGGGTATAGGGGAGGATTGGCTTTTTAGTCTTATTTTCCATCTTATTGTCCATTAAAAACTCCACTACGAGCCTCAACACAGGTAGCACTAATCTCAACCATATAATTATCTTGTCCAAATAGTTTTCGTGGTTGTGACGTTTTTACAATTTCATAAAAAATGCCATCATATAATATAAAATCCCCTTCTTGTACGTTTACATCTTGATCGTCATTGAGCCTTCGCGAATGAAAATGTACCACAAGAGAAGACGTTCTATCTATACCAAACTTTTCTGTACTGGTTTCTGAGCCGACCCAATCTATCAATGCATAAACACGAATAGGGGGCAAAAAAGTCTTTTCAATTGCTTCCTCATACAATGGATGAAAGCATGTGTTCTGTAGGCTTATGGGATAATAAGCTAAAACTTGACCTATGACGCGCTCGATAAGCTCATCATTAACTTGCTTAACTAGATCGCCTTCTTTCTTGCCAAGGAAAAGCGGTGGTGGTGGTGCATCGGGGCGTGACCACTTATTACTTTCATCAGCCATTTATTTATCCTAGATATATCCCCATAGGCACATGAGTCATAATTTGGTTAGCAGCATCAGCCATCTCAGCGTCACTCTTTACCAGGGCACCATAAGTAAGTTTCTCAAGTTGAGCCTTGAGTTCTTCCTTGAGGGATGTTTGTTCCTCTTTCGCTTGAGACAATAGGGCATCGGCATTCAAATTTATATCATTACCAGGAATTGGAATACTACCAAATTTCCCCCTCACTTGACCAAGCATTTCTTTAGCCAAAGCAAGAGCATATTTCCTAATCCATTGTTTGCCCATACTGTTGATGCTGTTATATGGCAAATTCGAAAAAGGAAGTGTGTTCAGGTTATTGATTCCATCCACACCCGTTTTTGCTGTAGGATCTTCAGCCCAAGCGTCTTTGGGAATAGTGAACAAAAACCACATATGAGACGGGCTCCCACCACCCCCCGGTGAAACTGGTGCTGGGTAAATTGTGATTTGATTATTTCTAATTTCGTAAGAATAGTGACTGGCTCGTGTGTTCATGCTTGTTTGAAAATCTTGAGCTTGTAATTTGTTTTGCCACGTAGGGACTAATTGAAATGTAGAATCATCGGCATACATGCCATATGAACTTAAGTTACCATAAACCCCTGAACCACCATACACTCCAAAAAACCTCCACATAACTCCGGGCGATTTATAATAAACGCGCTCGATACTTATTTTTTGATTATTCATTAAGCCATCCCAAGCCGAACCGGACTGGGAGTTTGAAACAATGCTTTGTAGATTATAGTGCTGAACGCAACCAGTTAGAGCAAAAGAAGCCGAATACATTGTAACATTGTCACCAAAACCTGCCTCTTGTGCCAAGCCCGTAGATATACGTCGTCCATACTCAAATGTAAATGCTGGAAACTTTAATCCTACATGGGTTCCTGAAAGACTCGATGATAAAGCTCCGCTTTTTAGTTCTCCATCTTGGTCAAATGAACCCGTCGTAGCTCCCAAAAAATCAGATAAAACATTTTCTGCTTGATGAGAGTTTATTATATAGGAATACTCTAAAACCGAAAGCTCGTAAGAAGTATAGATATTTTGCTCTGTAAGCTCAATGTCTAAAACATCTCCACCGAGCATCTTATAGGCAAGAGCCACTTGATCAGCCGCACCGGATACAAAATCCGTATTACTTAAATAAATGCCATAAGGAACCGCAGACGATATTACGTTAGCACTAGATCCGATTGAGGGCAAAATGACTTTGCTTGTTTGGCTAACGGGTGTTAAAACTGGAAGTGCCATAAATAAAGATTCTCCTACAATCTAAGTAGTTATTGGGTTTGAGAAAACAAAAAGAAAACCCCGGCTCCCAAAAAAGAAAGCCGAGGTTTTCTGTAAACAAGTTATCTCACTAATAGATAATATTAGCCAAGAAGATCTTGAACGACAACCAAACCATACATATCAGGTCGAACCATCTTTTTACCGTAGCGAGTCATCACGCCCTTTCGAGGCGTGAAGTTCTCTGGATCAAAGATCGTCGGGGTGGTCTGTAGAGGCACATAAGGTGCATATACATAGCCACTCTCAAGGAAGCTTCCTCCCTTGCGACCAACAAGAATTACATTCCGTGGGAAATACGGGTCAACATACACATCCCATTTCTTACTAATTGTACCAGTCTTCACAGCACCAGCCGTTCCGCGATTTTCATCTGCGGTTGTGCTAGCACGGAAACCATTTGTAAACTCCAAAATGTTCGCAACTTCAGGAGAAGTAACAATAAAGTTAGCTCCGCCGCGAAGTGTTTTACGATGAATCTGTGCTGAAACGTCATTGACAGTCTCAAGCAAAGTCTCATACCATTCTGAAACAGTACCAGTAAAATCTGGGAACATGTTTTGATTGGTTGATAGACCAGTATCCCTTGCAACAAATTTACCCGGTTTACGCGACCAGTAGTAGGTTGACGCTTTTGCACCCTTAATAAGATCTTCAAGAATTTCTTGATCAATCTCAAGCGCAATAGTTTCAGACAGAATTGAAGTAAGTTCGACTTCTGCATCCAAATTATGATATGCATTAATGTCTTGCTGCAGTTCTGGTGTCCATTTGGCTCGAAGCTTTTTGGTCATCGCAGTAATAGCAACACTATCAACCTTGATATCGATTTCAGCAATCGCAGAACCAGAGTTATCAGCAGCGCAAGCATCGTTGTTTCCAAGAGCCTCCAAATCCCATTGAGGAGCACCAATCACAGAACCAGGGACTCCCCCTTGCGTGAAGTTATCAGTAATCACAAAACTGGCGCTAGCTACAGCGGCCAAAGAGGAAGAAGCGTTATTTGCGGTTGTACCAGTAACCACAAAAGTGAGGTTGTCGGTCGCGAGTTCCTTGTTCCTAAAATCAGGTGCAGTAAGCCTACGAATCTGAAGATTTGGTGCGGAAACAGTAGACAATACAATCGACACATCGTCTTCACGATTCCACTGTGCATTAACAAAAGTTGCAGCCGGGATTGTCGCTACCGCAACAAACGATCCACTGAGATCTGGATCATACCGTGCAAGTCGATCACCTTCTCCGTTTCCATACGTTGTGATTCTCGTACCAGTCCAATCGTTTCCACCTACCGTACCAGATGCAATAATAACAGGAGTCAAGCTGCCAACTGTACCAGTTGTAGCCGCATAACCATTGTTAAGATTGTAAAAACTATCTTCGCCAACTTCCATTGCACCGTCAAGATCAACACCACCTGTGATTTGACTCGCTACGACGCCACCACCATAGATAGAGTCACAGGCTTCATAGCCAAGTTTGGTATTTGCAGTCGTAAAGTCGAGGAAGAAAATAAGACCACTCGGCAAGCTCATAGGCTGAACCGAGACAAGCTCATTCGCTACCAGTCCGCCGAATACACGACGAACGATTGGAAATGCAACTGCTGCAAATCCCTCAACATCACCACCAGCCATTGTTGATGCTTCACGCAGCAACTCTTTGGCTTGATTTTCTAGAAGACAAGACATGCTATTTCTGTGATGTTCGCCCTCAATTCCTTCTAAAAGTCCAGTCTTTTCCCATTTATCGATGAGAGAATTAGACTCACGCGAAAGATCACGATTAATGATTCCTTCGGTTAATTTTTCAATAATACTCATTGTATTTTTCTCCTTAAATTAATTTATACCCGCAAGTCGTTTAAGTCTATCGACTTGATTTTGACCAACGGATTGTTTTTCCTTATTTGATTTCAATATAAGCGGATTGTTTTTGCTCACTGCTTCATTCAATGACCTTGGAGCAGACCTGCTCTGTGGCGAAAGATTTTCATTCAGTGTGTCATAGACAATCTTGGCTTCTTCTACTGAACCAACTTTTGAAATTGCTTCGACAAGTTTATTTTTTTGTCGCTCATTCAAGGAGTCGCTTTTCAGGATGCGATTCGTGTAGATTAATTTTGCGTTAGAAAAATTAACTTCTTCTAACTTCTTTGTTGCCTTTAGTGCAATACTCTTAAGATTATCAAAATCTTTTTTCTGCTTATTCAAATCAAGCTTCTGAGATTTTACTTGCTCTTGCAACTTCTTTAATGCTTGGCGCAATTGTTCTTGCTCCTCTGCAAATTCTGTGTCTTGTTCTTGCGCTAAAGCAATATCAAGACCTCGTTCGTTTTGTCCCATAGTTGGGTGTGTATGAAAGTTATCCCCGGAAGGAACATTTTTCATATCGACTACTAATGCCTCGACGATTTCATCAAGTAGTTCTTCGTCAAGTTCTTCGTTCTCATCAATTTCTTGTTCTCTCGAATCCTCAAAAATTTCAGGGGCGATTTTTTCAACTCCCTCGCTTTTGGGTTTGTCTTCCTTTTTTGCAGCCTCTCTTTTAGCGGCAAGATCCTTTGCATCAATTTTTCCGTCTTTATTGGGGTCCATTACAGATTTTTGTTTGTCCGATAATTCTTCTTCTTCTTCTTCTTCGCTCAATACTG